CATCATCAATAATATACGGAACACTTTTGCGTGATGACGTTGACGTGCTGTGCGTAAGGGGGCGTGGGAAAATTGTTCAAAGGTCGCTGGGCGGGAGTTTCTGGGAGGGGCGGGGAGTGTCCGTGTGCGTGCGAGCGGCGGGGCGAGGCGCTGAGTCAGGTGTATTTATGATGGGGTGTTTAGGGTATCAGCTGTTGGACTTTGACTTTCACTGTCGTAAATTTGCCACTTTATTGGAGCCCTTTGCCCGCGGACGTGGAGGGATTTTTCCCAATTTATGGCCACTTTTACTGCGATGCCGCACGAAACCTGTCTAAAGGTCTATGCCACGTCTCCCATCATGGGCGGTCTTTTTTCTCTATGCACCACTCCCAGTGAGCTATATATTACCTGCGCAGGTAAAGAGGTGCCACTCTTGACATCATCAATAATATACGGAACACTTTTGCGTGATGACGTTGACGTGCTGTGCGTAAGGGGGCGTGGGAAAATTGTTCAAAGGTCGCTGGGCGGGAGTTTCTGGGAGGGGCGGGGAGTGTCCGTGTGCGTGCGAGCGGCGGGGCGAGGCGCTGAGTCACTGCCCTTTTGCACTGTCTTGTGCTTTGTCACGCGGTTTCGGTTACGCCTGTCAGGCGCCAGAAGCCCTTTCGCCTCGTCACAGACCGCGCCTTTTCGCTCTATAAAGCCATTTCTCTCCTCTGCTCGTCATTCGCCTCTGCTCCTGAGCCTTCTGTGCTGCCATTTCTAAACTTACACTCCTTGCTGTAGGCCGTGGTCTACTTTGCCAAGAGTAAGTACATCATGGCTGACAAGCTGCTCTTTGTGCGTGTGTCTGACTCGGCTGTGCCTCCTAAAAGAGCTTCTAATGGTGCGGCTGGATATGATTTGTGCGCTTCGCATTACGTTGAGATTCAGGCTGGATCTCGCGCTCTTGTGCCTACTGGCCTAAAGCTCCGTATTCCTGAGGGACACTACGGACGCGTTGCACCTCGCTCTGGCTTGTCTGTGACTCAAGGCTTGGATGTGGGCGCTGGCGTGATTGACAGCGACTACAGGGGAGAGGTGTTCGTCCTGCTCTTTAACCATGGGAATCATCACGTCCTTATTTCGCCAGGCCAGCGCGTAGCTCAGCTTGTCATCCAAAAGATCTCATTGCCTGAGGTTCAGGAGGTTGATACACTTGACGACACTGAGCGAGGGGAAGGCGGATTTGGATCTACTGGAGTATAATGGCACCACCTGTTAGAGACGGGGAGATGATGCAGATTTCCATTCCCCATTGCCTTACATCTCGCCTTCAGGTGGAGAATAGAGAATCTTTCATTGCTTCTGTTTCATCTATGGCAAAGGCTTTTGTGACTGCCAGAGCTTCTTTATATTTCTCTGGTTCTAACTTGCTGTACGTTAGCTCCTATCATCATACGGATCTTGAGGCAACTATGTTGATTATTTTGCCTTGCTGGAAGCTCTATGGACGCTTTGCTGACTAATGGAGGCAGTGATGAAGACTTCTTAGTTTCGGATTTGCGGGATTACCTACATGAGGCTTTGTATGATTACCTTAGATTAATCGGTGAGGATGTGAGTCTGGAAGAATGTAAAACAATCACTGTTGCATTATTGCAGTAATGACATCCAGACGTCTTCACTTTAAGAAGCGCATTCTTCGTGATTATTACCCAATGAGCATTTCAACTGAGGCGCTTGCGTTGCAGAAATCATCAGAGATAATCTCAATTATTTACTCTTCCAATCAGTCAACTGCGAAAATTCATTTCACCAGGAAAGCAGACCAGACTCTAATGCGCCAAGTGCACTACGTTGGTTTTGTGTTGGCCAATTACATCAATTGCGGCCCTAGGGGCGAGGGAGTGCCCGAAGAGGTTGCTGAGGCTTTCTGCTCCTGGAGTTCCGTCGAACCTAAACTGCGACAGCTTCTGCTTAAGATTGAGGATGGAGCATTTTGAGGTTCCAGGCAGCGGCCTAATTTGTTGCAATTCAACAGACAGTCATCCAGTAGCCTTTGTTCGCTCACCGCGCACTGCTGCCTGTTTTGCTATGTGCTTGGAACTGCCGGTGCCATGGATGCATATATTAAGTCATCATGAGTTTGTGTTTTTGAAGCGCCATTTGTGTGACGGCGTTGAACTAGAGATGTGTTCTGTGTTCTCTAAAGATCTTCAACCTGATTTTTCTTCATTGCAATCAAGATGGTATTTACATTGCCATTGTGACAACTCTGGCAGTCTTCAGTGCTTGTCTTCCCGTAAAGTGCTTACTGGACTGTTTCAAGAGGTTTTAAAAGGGACATTTTACAATCAGCTATTTTGGTTTTACAGGGGGTGTGTGAATAAGAATTTACCAGAGGGGTTGATGTACATGGGTAGTGTTTACATTCGTGGGATCCACCTTATATACATCAGAGTAATTTTAGATGGCGACATGAAGAGAATTCGTAAATTAAATTTTGGAGAGGCTGTATATGTGGATGGTTTGTATGGAAATTTTTTAATAGTTATTTGCAGGTCATGTAATTTATCTGAAATTCAAGCCAAGGTGTGTGCAAAACGAACTAGGCGCCTATTAAAAAGAGCTGTGGGTTGCTGCTCTGGCCCTAAACAGCCAAGCAAAAAAGAGGTAGTTAGGCAGAGAGAGCTGTTGCAGCTTATGAAGTATGGCCTGCCAATGTCTCAAAAATATGTTAAATATCTTTAATTACAGATGACAGCGGAGTCCACTCGGTCGAAATTTCAGCACAAAATTATTTCTTATGTTGATTCTCCACAGTCAGCTCTGCCATTGGCTATGAATTTAGAAATTCCAATTCCATGGAAAAGTATTCTTGTTTCTTGGCAATATAGATTGTTGAAAGATTATCTGTGCTTGGGGACTCGCTTAAAAGTTGAATGTGGTGGAGACATTGAATTAATGTTCAAAAGGAATAAAGGCTTTAAATGGTCTGTTTGTTGTCATGATTTGCATGAAGGGAGCACTTTGGAAGCCTTGTCACGCAGGCGCTTTATTACTGACATTGTGAAAGAGCTGGTGGGTGGGACAGAATACAATATTAGGTTTCCATTTTATAGGCCACTGACTAACAAAGATTTAAGCTTTAGGCTGTTATATGAGGGTAGTATTATGTTTAGGGGTTTGCATTTGATTTTTATAAAGATTAATTACTGGGGCGATGTGCCACGAATTCGTAATCTTAGGTTTGAAGGGGCGGTGTTTTGCATAGGTTATACCGGGGTGTATCTTGTAATAATTTGTAGACACTGTCATGAAATGACACAGGTGGCCGCATTAGCATGTGCAGAGAGAACTAGAACGGTGTTACTGCTTGCTGGCAGTGCATGTAACATTCTTTCACTGCCACCTAGCGAGTATGAGCGCAACAAGCAACGCTTGATTAAGCGCTTGACGCGTAAATCGCATTTGTGTTGCAGATGCAGTTGAAGTTATTTGTCTACACCGGTCCAGATGCACTTGCTCCGATACTTAAGTCGGATAATGAAGTGTGGCTGCTGGCACCTAAGAAAATGGTTTTCCTGCCATATGGGGAGAGCGACTTCTGCTTAGATCATGAAGTGTTTATACCCCCCGGTTATGATTTCAGTGTTTCATGTTTAGTTCCATGGCTGTATGCAGACATCACCCATGAGCCAAATTTGATTAAAAATATAGTGTGTAAAATGTATGAGTGGGTAGACTATGTGATTTATGCTAATCCTGGAGAGCCAGTAGTAAAAATTTCAATTGAAAAAAAATCTCTTTCAGAATGAGCACGCCTCCAATTAATATCGAGGTTGGGGAGAAATGCAAACACCGGCCAATCTTTAACAGCGACAAGACGGTGGTTCATCTGTGTCTTGAAGAAGATGTAATTCTCACAAAAGAAAAAACTGTAATAGTGTTTGATGTAAAGATTAGAAATCCGGACGGCTATTATGGAGTTGGGATGCTTTCATCATTGTTTAATCCAGATCTAAAAGTGTTTTCTTGGGCATTTAGCAGTCATTTGTCACTATGCACCTCTCCAGGATTTACCATAGAGCTGCCTTGGTGGGGGGAAGAAGAAGGCCCTATCGCTTTGCGCGCCGGCACGCCTGTCTTGATGTATAAATATGCTGATTGTGAATATGATGATTGTGGGCATGACGCTTGCGAGCCAAGGAATAAATTAAGATTTGAGCGGCGATGGGCTAGGATGAGCGAAAGCGAAAGGAAAGAATGGGAAGGTAGGCGGCGAATTCCTCGCTGTCTTTTTCGCTCACATAACCCGGCCCCTATTAGAAGTGGGGAAACGGCTCATTTGTGTGCGGAAAGTGATATGTTATTAACTGCGGGCAGTTCTAGAGTAATGAAGTTTAATGTGTCGATCGATGTTCCGTTTGGGTGGTATGCCAGGTGTTCTTTGTCCGACTTGTGTGGACTAGAAGGACTTGAGGCTTCAGAATGTCAGATCTGGGACGAGTCAGCGACACCGAGTCTGGAACTTCGTCTTGTTCCTGGAGTGGAGACTCTAGCGATTGCGAGAGGGACTCCGATCTGCAAAGTGAGGATGACGAAGTACCGCTGCGGCTGCCCCAAGTGCTATCTGCTCCAGAAAGAACCTCCGGAGAATCAGCCTCACCACACTGTGGACACGCATCCAAACTTTTAGACCTGAAACCATCTTTGGAGTCTATGCCCGCTGGCTTTGTCTCTATAACTTCCCCTGACTTTGAATGTTATGAACATGCTGTAAAATTGCATAAAAAAGCTGATTGTTATAACACTGGAATGCATTTTGAAAGGCTTGTGTATAAGGTTGCATGGAGTGGTGGTGGTGGAATGACTGTAAGAGTGATGCCACAAAATTCACGACTCAAATAAAGATGTTAAAACTTATTTATTGTTGTGTGATATATGTGAAGGTTCCAAGGGATACAGCGAAGGTCTGTCCGGCATAGCTGGCCAAGTTTCGCCAAGTAAACTTCAGGGAGTAGCCACTACTTGCGGTGTTAAAAGCTACCTCTAAAAGAACAGGTTTGGTAGTATCCCCACCTAAGTACACTTCAAGTGAGGCTATTTGGGTTATGGTTTGTCGCCCTGGAGGGTATGCGGTCTGATTTGGCATTAAATAAAGAGGATTAAGTGTGGAGTTTGGATCATATGAATCACCAGACCTAAATCCCCAGTATGACTTCAGCGTGCTTGTGCTAAAAATAATATTACCGCTGGTGTCAAAGTAAATTTCAACATTGATGGCTTGCTCGGCCAAACTTAATAGAGGCCCTTTCAATCCAACTACACCGATGGTGCCGATAGCAGTGCTTCCTGCTTTTGAAATACTAAGCACCAGCTTGGCATCTAATTCTGCGCTGATGGTAGCGTTTGGAGAGGGGTCCGGAGTAGTCCATAAAGTGTAGTCTGTGTAGGCGGGAGATGACCCTGATAGGGAAATGGCGCCATTGTCAAACTGTAAACCGTTGCCTAGTTTGACTTCTATGGCACTGGAAGCGATTTGGAGCCCGTTTCCTAATGAAGCCTGCACCTGCCCAGTTGAGCTAAAAGATAGCCCGCTTCCAATATTAACGGATACATTGCCACCTAGCGCGCCAAGACTAGTAACAGTTAGACCGTTTCCTGTATTTAGACCAATTGTGTGTGAACTGCCATAGTAGTTTAGCGGAGATCTAATATTCACTTGCAATTTGTTTGAATCGCTTGAGTTTATAAATAAGCCTTTTCCATAATTTACAACAACGTTATTGTTAGACGTGCCTAAACCGTTCGCTAAGCGCAATGCCAATGCATTATTGGTATATTGAAAGTAAGACTGAGCATATAAAGCTACTTGATTGTTGGAGATTTGCAGTCCTTGCCCTAGCCGCAGCGCTAGTGCGTTATCTGTATATTGGAAGTACGGCTGACAATATAAGGCAATTGCATTATTTTCGGTCTGCAGGCCATTTCCAAGGCGAAGGCCCAGGGCTCTGTTGGTGTATTGGAAATATGGTTGGGCATAAATGGCGACAGCGTTATTTTCTATTTGGATTCCGTTGCCGACTGCCAGCCCCATTGCCCCGTTGGAAAATGTAAATAGTGGCTGTGTGTTGAGCGTCAGTTGGTCATTTGACACTTGTAATCCGTTGCCTAGCTCTACTCCAAGAGAGCCGCTGGATACACTTAAAGGAGCTGTAGTAAGGAGGGATAATACATTTGAGGGAAAGGCAAAGTATGAGGCGGCATTTATCCCAACTCCAGTAGTGCCTACACTCACACCTTGCCCGCTCTTAACTTTCACTTCATCACCATCCACCTCTAGGCCATCACCTGTGTTCAGCGTTAAACCAGATTGTGACACGGCAAGTGGGCTCGATGTAAGAATTGTCAGATTTTGAGTTGAGTCAACTGCCAGTCCGTTTCCGGTATTTAGGCTTATCGCCCCATTAGCATACTCTAATGGTGGGTTAACTGCTGTGGTCGCGTTAGTAGTTTCTAATTGGCCGTTTTGGTTAATAGTTATTCCCCCTCCCACTTTAACTGAAAGTGCCCCGCTGGAATTAAACGTTATTGGGTCTGTGATTTTGAGTGAGAGGGTGGCGGTTGGTGCTTCTTGAAAACCGTCTTGGCTGTAAAATGGCGGCATGATATTAAGTGAAGGTCTTTTTCCATAGGGATATACTGGATCGAAATCTGACGGAATCGAGCGCTTCATTGCGGATAACTGCAATGGAGATAAAGTATAATGGAGTGCCGTTAGGTAGTGTTTTGCTGCCTTTTAGGCAATTTAGAAAGTTAGCTTACCTGCTTAAGTTGCGTTATGTCAGTCTTGACGAAGGAGCTGTAATAGATTGTTGGGGAAAAGAAGACCCGGAGAAGCTGCGTCTAATAATCACGTGAGTTTATTGATTTATATCACCAGTTCATACTTAAAGATTGGGACGCGTACAGTATGAAACATAGAGATGATCCATATGGCTATGAACACAAGAGTTAAAACACCTACAATGATTAGAGGGCTGAAGTCATTAGGATTGTGAAAAACACACATTTGTGACGCTGTTAAAGACTTGGAATTAGTTTCAAGAGGAGAAGACACTGTGCATGTTATGTTGTTATTTAACTGCTCAGTGAAAACTGTGAAAAGCGCTTTTGAATGGTAAGTGTGGTTCTGCCACTTGATCACTGACCTGTACTGGGCGCTGTGTGGGCTGCAAGTGGCAGAAATTATGCATGTGTGATTAACTCCTGGCTGTGTTTGTATGGCTAGGTTGATTTGAATTTTAGGACTAACAAGCAGGTCATACTTGATAAATTCGCGATAGTCGATGCTTAGAAAATAGGATCCGTTGTCTGAAGGTTTTACAGAAGTAAAAATTAGAGACAAGTTTGAAGCTAGGATTATTCTGGAGGATGGGGAAGAGTATGTTACTGAGGATTGACTGATTGTGGCGAAAGGAGAAAGCAGCGCAGATTCAGAGTCGCGATACCATGAGGCTTTGGTGTAGCGTTTTGTTGCAGATTTAAGTTCACATGGACTCCCTTCTAGCACACTGTACTGGTTCAAACAATTTCCTGGCACAGCTAGACTAAGAAGAGCTAAGATGAAAAGTTTGTTTGTGGGCTTCGTGACCTTACACAGCATGGCGATTAACATTAATATGGTCAGTAGCAACGGCGCGCAGGTGTGGTGGTGGTGGTAGCCATTATCTGCCATGGCTGCTGGGAGCATGCTGATGGCGAGAGGGGAGCGCAGAGCCGGAAACGCAATGAGCGCCCCCACAATGGTAAGCACAGTCGCATAGATTGGTATGGCTAATTTCAAAACATATAGAGGCGTGTAGCGAAACCGACACAGAGCTCTTAGGTCAAATGTTGTGCGGCGCCTTCCTTCCACACAGTCCACAGGGGTGTCGGCTAAGCGTTCGTCCAATTGAATTTCAAGCGGAAATTCTTTGTATGTCCAACCGTTCCAAACACACGTTGTGTCGCTGCTGGAGTTGATGGATACTACGCATACCCACTGGTGGCGCGCGGCTGATGCGGTAGTCTGGGCGTCTGTGAGGGTCGCCGTCGCACTCACCACACCTGTACAGGAAACGTTGGCCACGCAGACACTCCTGGGGATTACCGCTGTGTGGTTGTGCGGCAGCGATTTAGCGCTCTTCATCTGCCATAGAATGGTTAACAAGATCACAGAGAGCATCGGCGAGCGCCAGATGCATCCCAGTACTGGAACAGGAGCATGTAACTTTGAAGCTGCTTGACTTGACATTGCTGGAGCACACGATAGGCAATCCGTGATTTGAGGTTTGATAACAGGCAAAACGGTGTGGCAGTTCGAGCCGCAGGCTGTGGCCGGCTTGCAGGGAGTCTGGCACGCAGTCGGCGTGGAGGTCCGCGTCTAAAATGCACTGGTAGGTTGGCAGAATTCCCTGCTTCCAGAAGCAGTTGGTAGACTGGCAGCGGGAGTAGTGCAGCCGGCAGACACCAAACAGCGAAAGATCAGACTCTGTATCAGTCATAACCGTCGACGGAATCTGAGACTATGTCGTAGTTGTAGATAAATTCGTCTGGATATGTTCCAGGTGGTCCTGAAAAAGGCTGAAAGTACACGGACGGCACAAACTCGTGCACAAATTGCACTTCGCCGATTCCTCCGGACCTAGGCAGGCTTGAAGCAGGTTGTACCGTGAGCAAGGTACTCAGTCCTGGGTTGAAAGAGGAACGGCTACCTCCGGCAAGCTGGAAAACTCCGTCAGGACGCAAAAACGAAGCGCTCGGAATGTCGCTGTTCAGCTCTAGGCCGCGTCCCACTATGTCTTCTGGTTTTATATCCTTAGTGCGATGCGTCCCGCCCCCGGCTAATTGCATGCCCGAGTTACTCATTGCCACCTCCAATGACTCATTCCTGGGAAGCTCAAAGGTCTGAGGCGCGCCAATTGGCTGAAATAGGTATTGGGCAGGCCACGTTGGCGGGTTGCGGACGAGTCTGGGCGTTTCCGATACTGCAGCTTGACGCAATAAGATTCTGTTTCGGTCGGCTCGGACAGAGTTCACCTGGTTAATCATTGAAGGACCTGCACTTAGCCAGTTCATGCGAGTCGAATAGTCTTGTGACGCGCCGGCAGCCTGCCCCAATTGGGGCTGGAAAGTCCATACGTAAGGGGTGGGGATGTCTTTACTCATGCTGAGCTGAGATATAAGGCGCAGAGCCTCTCAGCCCGGAACAGTACTTCTGGAGTAGAGCCTCGGCGTCTTCCAAGGTTCTCTGCAGCTGACTCTCCTGCTTGTGGTAAAGGCAGCTTTTTGTGAGGGATCTTAAGGATCGGTTCTTTATCTTTAGAGATACTCCGCCACCTCTGCTTTGCTGGAATATGGCGTACAACGTTGGGAATATTTTAGCTCTCAGCTCTTGGGTCGTCGCCGGCTCTGCGGATGTACTGGCTGACTGGATTGTTCGCTTTCCAGACTTCTTCTGGGGATTCTGTCCTGCATTGGGAATTGTAGTAATGGATTACATTTTTTGGAACGTTTATTCCGTGGCGGTAAAGCATAAATCTGCGGGCGAAGGACACGTCATACCCGCTTGCCAGCAGAGCCGTAATTATGTGATGTTTGTGGGGACGCCACGACTTGTATTTTCCTCCCACCGACGAGTTCTGCTTACCAGGGGCCGATGTTGGAGTTTGGTCCCATCTACGCTGTTTTGGGGCCTTCCTTGTTTTCGGCGGGAGCGGCGGAGGCTGATCCTTCTTTAATAGCTCCGAGACTGATGTCTCGCCATCCTCCAATTCCTCGTCCTCCATCTCGCTCTCCTCCGCGACCAAACTGTCTATATCGTCCCATTCCTCCTCTACGTCCTCGCCTGGAATGCTCTCCAGAGTTTCCTCGTCTGGCGTTGGAGGAGGGGGTTCTGGCGCGGCTTTTTTCCGCGACTTCGGTTTTGTCAAATTTAGACTGGTCGGTCTGACGGCTCGCGGCATTGTGAGAGACTGATGGCTCTAGCGTGTTGAGCTCTTCGCCTGTTTTGGGGTCTAGGTACACGCCGTGGCCCTTTTTAAGCAAGAATTTTTCCCGCTCTTTTTTTATGTCATGTAATTGGGCGAGAATGGCGGCTTGCGTGATGATGCAGGCAGATGGCTCGGATTTTGGTGGTTTTGATTGGTCCTCATAGAATCGAATTTGATCGTGACGGTAGTCTGCAGGTTCAAATTTTCTCAAATATGCCGAGGTCCAAGCCCCCGCCGTTAATTTCAGTGTGGGAGGCATAGACCCGTCAGGATTTGGGGGCCTTTGAAGCTCAAAACTGCCAATGGCCTGCACCTCGTTTAGTAAGGCAGTGTTGGTTGCAAGACAGCGGTGAGGGGTGCACAAGTTACAGCGACAGTAGCACTCAAATAGCCCCTCTCCTTCCATATTAAAAGCTACGTCAGAGTGGAACATTAGGTAGTTTGCCAATTTTAGCAAATAACAGTATGCCCATAGCGGAGGCGGGCACTCTTTGTATTCTATTGGCACAAAGTCTGAAGGTATGGCGTTGCATAATGCTGGCAATATTCCAGACCTTTCTAATATGAAGCTGCGGAAATTTTGCATCATGCTCTGGCTTGTAAAATCCGGTAGCCCGGCTTGCAATGTCGATAGCAGTTTTGACGGAAAGATTATGTCGGCTAGGTCGCCGGCGGTTGTTCGCTCATCAAAGCCTGTCCAAAGCGCCCGTCTCTTTCGTCTGAGCAGTTTACTTAGTTCTTTGATGTTTTCGACCTCAAGACATTGTTGCCACACTCCCATCGCTGTCTGCCATGTGTACAAAAGCATCAGAAAGATGGTGTCTCTAATGTAGTCCCGCCTCTGTTCATCGCGGAGTGTGTTGTGCAGTACGTGCTGACCTAGTCTGTTTTCATGAAGTATGCCCATGTATGATACCAGGTTTGGTAGTTCGACATTTGATATTTTACAGGCTTGTTTGACGTATCCGTGCCTGAAAGTGTAGTGTAGCGTTTCACCTAGCTTTCTGATCATGTCAGAAGAAGTAAAAAACCTTTTCATGCACTCCAGCTGAGCTGTTACTAGAACAACGGCCATCATCAGTTTTCGCCTGTCTTCGAGCAGGGTGGCGTCGCTACTTCCAAGCCACTTGGCCAATTCTGCGTCACTGACAACTGGCGCGCCCCCTTCTGGACCGTCAGGTGTCGACTCTTCTCCCACGGGTTCGGCCTTTTTCACAATCATTTCCTCCATGACACAACTCATCACTTTTGGCGGCATGTTTATGGCGGGATATGCGAAATGAGTCAGCGCTGTGGAGCGCTTTATAATCGCGAGCCGCGGCGAGTCGTTAAGCAGTTCTACTAAAGCGCTGTCTCTTTTCTCTTCTAGTGAGTTGGAGGCCACTGTCTCTTCTGAGCCCAAACCTTCGAAGATTTTTGGAACCCGATCCGTGGTTGGAAAATCAGGTATGCAGTCTCCTTCTGTTAGCATTAACTTTTCATCGGCTCGACTGCGATTAGCGCGACACGACAGCGGAATTTTGTGGTTAAAAAAGAATATGTGATATGTTGCCAGTGTTTCTGGCAGCATGAAGGTTGGGTAGAAATTGATTCGAGGGTTTGGCTCGCAGGTGCCGTTTTCTTGCTTCTTGGGTGGGGTAGATGGAGAAAATAGAGAGCGCTCATACGCTAGACTTAGTTCTAGCGCGTCTGTAGGCACTTCAAAGCGGTCGGCGAGGCTATCTTTGAGGATGCGACTCTGTCTAGCGATGTGCTTAAATAGCACGTCGGAGTCAATGTAGTGTTTGAGAGCTTCGCTTTCATCCTCGGAACCCGGAGCGGCGCTTTCAACCGCGGGTTGGGGAGACAAAGCATCTTCTAAGCTAAGCTCCGCGGGCTCGTGATTCGGCGCCGGCTCGGAGCTGGACTGACCGCTGTGTTCTTCCATCTAGAAGGAAAATGAGCCGGTATCACTATGAGGATGTGTCTGAAAGCAGCGGCGACGAGGGCAAGCTGTTCATTGACGAAACACCGAAGCCAAAGCGCGTTGCCAGACGCCGCAAAGCCGTCAGTGAGGACGCTGCGCCGCAGAGCGCCGAAGCGTTACTGGATGGCCCGCAGCGTAAAAAATCGAAACCAATTTCCGACACCGACGATGAGCAGCCAGGCCCTTCTAGATCGCCCCAGGGACGCAAGAAGAACCAAGACCCGCAGCTATCCCAGGTCGCTCGTATGGGGCGTCAGTTGATTGACAAAAATGAGCAGAAGTGGCAACGCGCAATGGATTTGGCTGTGTCTATTCTCGTGCCACTGAAAGTGGACATAAAAGACCTTACCTTGCTTCCTGATTCCGGCACCATGGAGTGCCTGAAAAAAGCAGCCCAGGCGTGGATGAATGATCGAAAAAAATTCATCCAACTCACGTTTTCTACTCAGAAGAGCCTGCAGACGGTGATAGCGCGTTTTTTGCTGGATTTCATTCTGCGCGGCGCCGATATAACGGCGGCAGATTGGAACCCATCTGGTTGTGTTGTGTGGGAGCACAAGGCAGACGAGGACAAATTGTATTGTTTGCACGGCTTGCCCATGATAAACAAGGAGCAGATCATTGAGATGGACATTAACAGCGAAAATGGCCAGCGAGCATTGAAGGATACACCTGAGCGCGCGAAGATTGTCACCAACCGCTGGGGCCGCAGCGTGGTTCAAGTCAAGAATAGCGACGCGATGAGTTGCTATCATGATCTAAAGTCTCCAATCAACAGTTTTAGCTCTCAGTCTTGTGGGTATTTTTACACAGATGGCCCCAAGGCGCTGATGGCCTTCAAGCAGATAGGCGCTTTTGTAAAGGCGATGTATCCCAACATGCCAAAAGCTGGTGAGATGCTCTTAATGCCGCTGGTATGTGATTGTAACTACGGTCATCAGCCTCTACCCCTGCTTGGAAAGCAGACGTGCAAGGTCACGCCGTTCGCGATGACTGCACTCAACAGCATAGATCGCGCCTTGATTGACGACGCTAAGGTGTTGGCCACCCTAGACCACCCTGCAGTGCTTGTATTTCAGTGCTGCAACCCTGTATTTCGCAATACCAAAGCAAACCCTCAGAAGAATTGCGACTTTAAGATCAGCTCGACAGATGTAGTCATGGGGCTGCAGCTCGCAAAGCAAATCTGGAATTCAATGGTTGGCACGAAACCGCCCATTGTCGTGCAAGAATTTAAGTGGCTTCCCCAGTACAGAGTGCAGAACACCATCCTACCCACCGGTCAGGAAGACGCCGACGACGCGTTATTTTGAACACACCACGCTGCTCAAATGTTGATTCAAAATAAAATCATTTATTGCAATTTTGATTCCAGCAGTTTATTAAAAGAGGTGTCTCGTTCAATTTGGGGGCGATGGGTGCGAAAGTACTGAGAATGGGCTGCTAGAAACTTATAAAGCTTGACTTGATTTTCTCGCAGTGTGGGCTGGGCGCTAGGTGACATAATGTTATGGTTAGGCACACCAGTCAACAAGTCCATGGTGGGGTTGTGGGTCATAGGACTGTGGGGCCAGTGAGCAAAAGCATGTAAAAACATGCAGCAAAATAAGCCACAGGCGGCGCTGTTCGGACCCTGTACCGATTCACTGCTCTTAACCAGGTTTATGCAGCCATCGCCAGTAGCCGCCAAGGCGCTGCGGCGCAGCAGACCTTCATACTCAAACTCATATATCTGCTTCAGTTTGCTATCACTGAATCCAAATGGATCAAAAAAGTAAAAAGCCTTAGATTTAGGGAACCAAGCCAGGGCCAGCCAATGCGCGCCGCCTGTTTCTCTACCTGCGGTATTCACGATGGCGCAGCTCGGCTTTGAGTTATTTAGAAAACCAGGAAAGCGTTTGTCGAACGTCCCCAGGAAGTATGGCCCAACTCCGAGGTCGCGCACAATGGCGCGCAGTTCCTCTTCCCTGGATCCCATGCTTATGTAGTGGCGTTGCCGGCAGAGAATGGAGTTCTGAGGTAGACAGTTTCGATGACTCCCCTGTGAGGCTGGTGAACGCGAACCACGTCAAACACTTCAAATAAAACATAAAGCAGCGTGGGCTCGTCCATCGCGTCCACTTCAAAGGTCATGTCTAAGGCGTGAGCAGCATTTGCATACAGCAGGTTCTGCCCCAGATCGGTAAGCGATCCCATAGACATAAAGTTGGACGAGAATGGAATGCGCCACAGCGTCCTGTCACATAGGAACTTTCGCTGTGTTTGCGTGGCCACTGCAGTAGCGCTAATCAGTGGATACGGCCAGTTAGCTGGATACGGGTGTCCCTCACGCGGCAGCGCTGGACTGGCAAATCCAGTAAAGCCAGAATTATTGTGCTGGTGGGTGATTGGGACATTCTGATACGCGGGCACGTTAGTTTGGTCCACTATCTGCCTAGTCATTGGCTGAAAGTTTCTCAGAAAAGAATATGTGCGATCTTTATAGCCATCCGGGAGATGATAGCCCTGGTAGCCAATGTTGTAATTTGCAAGCATCTGCACTAGAAACCAGTCCTTTGTCATGTTGCTCTGAGCTACATTGTACCCCTCTCCATCCACTAGCCTTTTAATCTCAAACTCATTTGGTGTGAGCAAGCGGTCGTTGCCCGGCCACTGCACCGACGAATCAAACTGTATAGACACCCTTCTGAAGGTGTGATTGAGATAAAAGGTGCCGTCCAAGTATGGTATAGTGCCTGAGTATGTGAAGTAGGGGTCGAATGGAGAGCCCAAGGCGGGTGTTTCTTTCTGCTTAATTCTGGTGAAGCTCCATCCGCGGAAGGCGGCCCAGTTGCGAGATGGGATGGAAATTGGCAGGTTAGTGGCATTGGCAGGAATTGGATACAACATGTTGGCTGAAGACAGGTAGTCGATGAACGATTGGTCGTTTGTGTCATTGCGCAGCATGGCTTCAAGAGTGGATGCGGTATTGTGTGCCATTGGGAAAAAGCTGGCATACAGGTTAACGCTCTCAATTGTGATGGAGGCTCCGTCCACACGCAGATCATTCCCAAGAGTGCTCTGAAGAACCATGTTAACGTCTTTTCTGAAAGACCATTCGTAAGTGTACGTCCCAGGCAGCAGAAGAAGGTTCTTGATGGCGAAAAACTTCTGCGGAACTTGGATGTGAAAATGACAGTACCGGCCATTGCCTAGAAGTTGAGAGCGGTAGCGCAGGCCCGCGTTTCTGTGATGGTTGAATGGGTTCACGTTATCCATCACATCCAACGACCACCGAGCGCCAATGTTGACGTAAGTGTCAACCAACCCAGCCGCTGGAACGCGACCGTTCATGTATGCATACGTATTGGTGTTGTTAGGAAGTGTGACATTTGGCGGTGTGAACTTAAGGTCGTCTGGCAAGTACAGGGCAACATTAGAATATAGGAACCCGCGCCACAGATTAGCCGCGAGGTTTATTTCCATACAGTCTAAATTGCCTTTGTTGACATACGCCGGATCGTTGTTTGCCGTGGCTTCCCAGTTTCCACCGTTTCTGGTGACTCTAGTAGAGGTGGTGCCAGGAACTATTCCGCTTATTGGGAAGCAGTAGTTTGGCAATTCATCTTCCACTCCGTGGTTCTCTATTATCCTAACATCCGGGTCATAGCTGTCTACAGCCTGGTTCCAAATGCTAAAATACCGGCTTCTGTCATACAGGTTGTCGAGCATAAGCTGGTAAGACAACTCTGTATTTCTGTCTTGCAGGTCCACGACGGCATTCAATTGCGAAGCCTGCCCCGCCAAAACCCCTAGGTTTCCATTGCTGTTGTAGTACATTAGACCGATGAAATTGTCTCTGAAGCCAATATAGTTTGCTCTGTTTGGCGCAGCTTGCTGCGCTAAGGCCGCCGTGTTGCCTACGTTGGCGGCTGGCACCTTGTACACTAAATGTGTGTCTGGGGTTTGCAGAGCCACGTCTTCCATAATCATGCCTACGTCTGGGGCGCCAGGCGCGCCTCCAGCCACAAAATTCACTTGTATCAAATTGTTGTTAAGAGTTTGGGCTCCCTCAATGTTCGTAGGAGCGGCATAAGACCCGTAACATGGCAGGGGATCAGTAGATGTATTCAGTATTCTTCCGGTAGCCTGCGCGATTGGGTTCACAGTGCCGGACAACCAAGATTCCTCTCCTATTTGAGGTTCTGGCTGGTAGGTGTTGTCGATGGCGGCGCCGTCTATTTGGATGGCGCCCGTAGTTCCGTCTACTGTTGCCGACTGAGGGGCTTGCGCAAAAGCTTTGGCGTTGTTGTTTCCAGCCACGGATACGAAAGTGTTATTGATAGACCCCTTAGGGGCTAGAGCGTTGTATGCCGTGCCGCTGTATGGCTTAAAGCTTGGACCTCTGTCCAAAGTACCGCGGATGTCAAAGTAAGTGCTCGCCATGTCAAGTACTCGGTTGTCGCCCACAGCCAACTGAAATCTGGTCTTGTGAGTGTACTGCGTGTCTTCACGGTCAACTGGAACAAATCGCAGCTGCAGCCGCTGTGACCGCTCTGTGGTGACGTCATGCGTTGGAGCCACAGTGGGGTTTCTAAACTTGTTACCCAGCTTAAAGTAGGTCTCTGTGGCCTGCGCGAACTGCACCAGGCCGGGAGACAGGTACTCTGAGGCATCCTGCCCGGCGATGTGCATGTACGACCACTGGGGCATCATCGATGGAGTCGCCATCTTCGCGGCCGGGTATCACTGGGGCGCGCTTGGAAAGAGCAGCGAGATGCTTAAAAACAGCGTCTTCGTTTTACTGATCGAACACCTAGGCCCACTATGCTGTTGAGCGTCCCCTGCCATCCTCTTGTTGTTCTAGAAGGCACCACCGCCGGACGAGCGCTAGGTCTCGTTGGAGGAACTTCTACAATTTCCGTGGTTACGGGGCGGGCCGCCGGTACAGTGACTACTGGAGCAGACGGCCTAACCGCTGTAGGGCGCAGGCTTATTGGAACCGCGGAGTTATTGGGGAAAATGTCTTCGTATCTGGGCGGCTCCTCTGTACGAATGACTATCTCTTCTTCGTCGGACGGGCGGTTTTTTCGCTACACTCTTCTACAGTGGCTTTAACTGGCGCTTTAGTGGACGGAGCCGGTTTTTCCACGATCCAGTTCTTCGGCTGTTGACATTAAATCTGGATCCTCTATTTGAACGGTCGGCCTAGACTCTAAGCGCTTCTGCACCGCCTTAGCAATCTCCTGGTTAGCAATATCTACAGCGCCGTGAATGCCACTAGCCAACCCCTCTACCACCTTTTCCTGCAGGTTGCTGTCTTTCAGCTTTTGGCGCAACGCCTGCCCAGTGCTACTGTTCCAGGCGCGATTGCCCCAGTTTTTAATGGAGCTGCCAAACGACTTAACGCCGCTCCATAGGTTTCCCCAGTTAAATGCTCCGCCGTTCATGGAGCTTGTTCCGATATCAGACCAACTGCTAAGCATGGGTCTTGACCCGCATCTGGGAGCCAACGCGGAGAAATTAATTCCTTCCATGGCGACGGGCGCAGGCAGGCAGCTGGCGCAAATAAAGATAACAATGAGTCTTGGAGACAGTAACTAACTTTATTTGCGGCGGGCGGCCTGTATTGCTACGGATGCAATGCCGGGCGCAGCGCCAATTGCCGCCGCTATGATAGGTATTAGAGCGGGTAGAAAGCCGCCCTTAAGTCCCCTTCGTCGAGGCGCGCGCCGCGCCAGTCTTCCACTTCGCCGCACTCGTGTGTGCACGGGCACGCGGACTCGGTACGTGATTCTCGGGACGCCAGCCATCGCGTTAGATAGGTGCCTAAACGCAGTACCACAGGAATTTATTCGCATGATCGATCAACGCCAGATTGCGACCTGAGAGCGAGGCGCCGTCTGCAGGGACGGGTGATAGCGAACAGGCGGAAGCAATATGCGGCGCCTAGCGCCCGTCTTCGCGCGGCTGTAATTTCAACACCAATGGGCGCCGCCCGCCTTCGTCTCCTCCTAACCGCGCGCCTTCGAGTGCGAACTACTTTTGGAAATCCCATTTGACTCGGATGCTGTCGGTACTGTGGAAATATCTTGCTGGCGGGCCCATAGGTGATTCGTGACGCGGGAGCTGTGCTTATGTCCATCTTCTCCACCACTGACACTGGTGGCTTTATTTCTGGAGGAGCCGCCGGCACTTTCACGTCTATTGTCTGCACGCCTATCCCAGGAGCGATCGGTTTTACATCCCTAACCTTTACTTCTTCAAGAACCATAGGATCGCTCTTGATTTCTTCAACTCCGCGTCTCTTCCTAACTCGCTTAACTGCTCTAGAAGGAAGAAGGACGGCCGTGCCTGGCTCTACGGTGTCCATCTCGCTAAGTGGAGAAGGAGCGACAAATACATCGTCTGTCGCTACTGCGTCTATGCGTCGCTTCTTTGGCGCCAGTACTTGCACCGTGGGCACTGCGCTAGCGCCGCGCTTAGCTGCCACCGAAGGTGTCATGATAGGTACCTGCGGCGTTACAGGCTGCATGCTCGGAGTTGGGTTAGAGGCGTCCAACACTAGCGCCTCAGACCGGCCACGCTTTCCGTATCTAAACTCGCCATCTCCACTTTCAAACTGTTCCAGTATATCTGCGTCCGCAAACATTTCGTCGGAAGAACGCTTGCTTGCTCGTTCCCGACTACGAGCGCCCGGTGTAAACACCACGGCCGTTCCTGGACGCAATATGCGCTGTACGCGCCTACCGCGCCACTGATACGGGCGCCTAGGAGCAGTGGCTCCCAGTATTTCGACCTCATCTATGTCAGCCATGCCAGGACGCCTCCACTTGCGTTTAGATTTTATTTCATCTTTTGGGACCTTAATCCTCGTTTTTGTCTCAACTTTAACACTACGCCGGCGTCTAGGCGCATAGATCTCTGGCGCCACGATTTCAAGCATCTCTTCTTTTATCTTTCGCGAAGACATTGACGTTGGCACAAAGCACGAACAGGCACGCGCTGTGTGATGCAGCAAACGAGGCTTTATTAAACCACAGTCCCCACAGTTCTTGGAGGGCGGGACGTCACAGGAACGCGGACTCCATTACTGTCTCGCACCCAATAGATATTCCTCGCGCGCGGACGTGGAGGCGGTGCGTTGGCAGCACGCGCCATCAACCTAGCGCTTCGACGGCGTGGGTTTGCGCGTGCGATGGCTTCCACTGCTCTCACCACGTCAGCCACTGGATTCCGGGTTCTCCGCATGCGCCCCCTACGGGCTAGCGTGCGCCGTGCATTTCGCACCAACGCTCTAGCGGCGCGCACCGCTGCCGTAGCGCGCCTGCGGCGCCTGGCTCCGCGTCGGCGGCGTGTCTGACCAGCAATGGCGTTGACTACATCGGCCACAGGGTCGTCTGTAACCTCAACTGTTGGTGCGACAACGCGCCCTTTCCTGCTTCCCCACGACGGCCCTGTAGTGCTTTCGCACGAGCACTGGAAAGTTTGCTGATAGCGTGCGGGCGCCGCCATACATGCTTTTGCATCCAATCCCCCACCCTGTGTTGTTGCTTGGGGACACTAAAATCGCCATTTTAGAACGTCCTGCTGGACAGAACCTTTGGCTGAGCTATGGCTATGCTTTTGTAAACGTAAGGACTGGCTCTGCGCCTAGCGTCAGTCAGAGTGACTCGCTGCACCCCAGACACACTGTTTCTGATGGGGAGCGTTCCGTGATCAGTCTGCGCTGGCACGTTTTCACTGACGAACGTGATAGTAGATTCGGGCGGCCGCACCAAAATCTGGTTGTCGGGAAAGCGGTTAAAAACCAGTGTCTGATTAGTGCTTTCTTGAATCATTTGCGAATACACAGCCTGCGCGTTATAATAACTGCGCGACTGAACGGGCATGAGCTCTGCCCCAATTACAGGATAATTTGCCACGTTTTGGCTAGCTTTAAACGTCACAGGCTCTACATACATGTCCGGAACACTCCAGTATACTTGCTCTGAACCACACGTAACGTCAGGGGTCACCAGCAACGTACTGCTGCGAATTCCAGTCTGTGGGTCACCGTAGTTGTAAGCCACGTACCAACTCCTATAATACGTGAATGTGGGACCAGCAGACGGGTCTTGACCTACGTGGTATGAGCGGCCTGACGGGTCGGCCTCTATAGGCCTAATTGTGGCTGGGTCTGCCTCATCATAGTTGTCCACGTCAAGGAGAGCTGGAATATTACCACCTACCAAATCTTCATAGGCTATTTGAAATCCTTCCTGAAATGGCTGCCTTTTTCGAATACCAAGTAGATTGTTTAGGCGGCTCGTTGTAAAGTCTACCGCACAGCCAGGGGCGAGTATGATGTCTGGGTGAAAAGCCAAATAAGTATATTTCCCTGGCATTACAAGCTGGGTTACAGGATCATAGCCCAATCTGAAATTTCTAGTGTCAAACTTTACGCCTATGTCTTCTTCCGCTACTCCATTCTGGCGTCCAACCTGCAGATAATTTTCTACTATCGCATTATTCATCAAGTCTAAGACTGCAATGTCTGAGTAGTTGCCCTCTGGAATGGTGAGAGTGAACCACTCATAGGTTGGGTTGCCACCCACCTTGGCAGACATCAATTTAGCCCTGAATGAATTGCTAAACATAAATTCAGTCACGTTGGGCATGTTCATATGCAAAATAGTTTTAAAGTCCGCCCCCCACCGCGACCTATCATCAAAGTTTATAGTTTGCGTGCTAGCCTCCTGCGGCGTGTAGTCGCTGTTTTGCACAACACTGGTGAGGTAATTGCTGTGGTTATTTTGATAATTGAGTGACGAAATATCTGCCGACTTGTTATCGATAAAGTAAAGCTTGGTGGTGTCATAAAGCGGGGGCAATAGGGAGTAACGGATGCTGCTTCTTCCTTCAGTAGGACCCAAGTATCGCGGGGGCACGTAGAGCGGATCCATAGTGCCGACCACGCTCTCATAGGAAGGAGGAGGCGATTCCACTGGCCTGGCTCGTATCATCTAGCAATCACAAAACCAAACCATGTCTGTGGTAAGTGACTTTATTTTTTTTTTTTTTTGTTACACCATGCCTTTTGGCTTTAAGTGGCTGAACAGATTGACTGCCCCACTGCCTTCAAACTTCAAAAACCTGTCGTTTCTCCAATCATCATCATCCTGTTCTATTTTTATGGGAGAGCGCGCTCTGACTTCCTCCATTTGCTCCTGGGCATACGTGCGCCATCTAGTCATCTTGTCGACTAAATTTTCCATTTCGTTATTAATAGCAGCTGAGGCTCGGGTCGCATTAGTGTTTTTGTCCTCTAGCCAGCGCCCAATGTCTATGTCTACCGGCCGTCGTACACGACTGCGGCTGCGCACCCTACCGCGGCTCATGTCGCTAGTATCAGACACAACAGAAGCCCTGCGTAACTGCCTGGGAATAGAGGGGATCGTGATGGACAGATCTGAATCATCCCCTCCCTCTTTCTTGGCCACTAGCGCCGGAACGGCACCTCTCGCCCCAACCTCAGATACATCTGTATCGTCCCACACAAAACCGTCATCGCCCTCAGGAAAATCAAAGACGCCAGTAAAAAACCCTTCAGGAGGGAGCCATTTTGGATTTAGAACCGCGTTCATAAAATAGTTTGGGGCTACAGCGGCAGCCCTGTGAAAATAATCCATCAGCTTGTTAATGAATAACCTATTTCCCGCATAAAAGCTAGGTTCAAAATTACGGCTTGTTTCATCAAGGGCGGCAGAAGGTGTGCTGCCGTCTTGCATCATATGCAGGCTGACAGACTGCTGCACAAAACGTAATATTCGCTCCTCCTCTGGCGTCAATGAGTACTCTTTAGGGATCCTGTACTGCCGATTTGTCAGTAGGAAATTCAATGTGGCCTGCAGGTTTGCAGCGTCTTCGTTGCCAACAGCCCGGCTTACGCTAGTAATCTCATTGTATGTTCTTTCGTCAATATGAGCCTGCCCGATAGTTTCCCTGTATAGGGTCAGCAGGTAACCAATGTATGAAGCTCTGGAAATGTTAACCCCGTCTGTAAACGGGGCTATAAGCAGAAGCAGCAGCCTAGTGTTTGGAGTGAGAATGGAAGATATGGCACTTCGTTCGGCCACTGGCGCATTCACTCCCCACAAAGAGCTCAGGTTTTCAAAAGCTCTAGTCAGGTTGACAGTGTGACTGCCATTCCTAGAGGTCTGCAGGTAGTAATTTGGCCCAGACTGATATACTTCAGTCTGAGGCACTTCAGACACCAACAGCCTCAAAGCGCTTATGAAAGCTGTGTAATTTTCCTGCCCTCTCTCCACATTGGCCGGCAGAGTTGACAAAAATGCATTAAGGGCCACCATCGACCCCATGTTCTCTCCAACCATCCTTTCCTTTTGAGCAACTACGTTTCTCACATCTTGACTAAGCCTGTCTATACTAGTCTGAACATTCATACTGTTGTATCGAGATACCCTCTCAAGCAGAGCGTTGTACACCTGCCCTCCCTCATCAGGACGAATAGCGCCCGTTTCTACCAAGGCGTTGACAATTGACAGCACTTTTTCATGAGTCGGATTTTTTCTAGAAGGAACCACCGCCTCAAGAATAGCGCTGATCCTATTTGCAAATGGCTGACTAGCGAACGCTTCCGGGTATCTGGCGGTCAAAGCCATTATACGCTTAATGGCATCGGCCCATTCCACGTCCCCAGACGCTTGAGACTGCAGGCGCGCCAAGGCGTTAGGATTGCGCGCCGCAGACACGGTGTTGCGGGAGCGAAACATGGCGGCTGTAACCAAGATAACATCTTACTACTCGTCGTCATCATCCTCATGCGCCCATTCTATACCTGGCACGCTCTGAACAGCAGATTCTAATTGGCCGTCATATACCTCGTCTTCTCCTGCCAGCGCTTTACGCAAACTGAACATCAGCTCTTTATCTGTGAATTCTCGTCTGCGGGCAGCGCTGACTACCCGCTCCATGCGCTCATTACGATACATGCCCAAGTCATCGCTCAACACCAACAGTTTAACCACAATTCGCATGTAAAAAGTGGTGATCTTTGCTTCCTTGTCAATGGGGACAAACGGAGTCCTATAAACTTTCCTGGCATAATGCTTGCTGAGAGTTATTACAGAATAGTTAATGGCGGCCACCTTTTCTGTAATGGACATGCCCCGTTCTTGAACCACTATCGTTTGGAGCAGATTTATTAGATCTAACAGCCACCTGCTCTCTGGCTCTGCAATGTTCAACAGCGATTCCTTTAGAATGCCTTCGTCGCGGCAGTGTTGGACAATAAGAAATAGCTGGGCAGTTAAAGCTTTGGAAGATGGATTTACAACGTACGCCTCAACAAAGTCCCACAAATGCATGAGCCCCACTGCCACTTCTTCCCTGGCCACCAGTGTTCGAACATTATTATTAAATGTCTTTTGGAAGTTGACCTCCTCTCTGACAGTTTGCTGATAGGCGGTCAGCAGATCGGCTGCCGCCATATGAGCCTTGGCTGGGCTCACCCCGGACACCTCATCCACTTCAAAGTCAGTATCACTTAGCACGCGCTTCTTAGGGACATGCATTTGTTCTCCCGCTTTAAATCTCATGTGCCTCATCTGAGCCTCCTCTTCGCCCTCCCGGTCTCTGAATACATTGGCGGGTGGGACGAAAGCCTCTCCGGCATCCTTCTTAAGCTGAACACGGGGGTGTTGCTCGGGGCTCTCCACGTTCAGTCGCGCAACACCCTCTCCCTCCTGGATGGGCGGCGTAGGCGCGGGGTCGTCATCGGCCCACGTTACAACGGGCGATGCCTTACTATGGGGCAATGGTTTCAGCTGGCGCAGCACCGGATGCATCTGCACAAATCCCATTGGACATGTTGTTTATTTCTTTTAGAACGCCATCGACTGCGCGCGCCTGACCGGCCAGAGCGTTTACACAATTGAAGTGTTTAGGCCAGTGCGCAACATTTGGAACCGTGTCCAAGATTGGGCAAGGGCTGCTGTCACACCAGCCGGGCTCGGATGGCTGTCAAGACACGTCTACCAATATCACCGCCTAATGCTGATGAATCTATCGCCGCGGGAGCCGGCTACTAGGAACTGGCCGTTATATAACTACCCACCGCCGCACTTTTTGGTTGGATATCAAAAGCTGTTGCAGATATGCAACGACTACATTTTTGACGCCAGAGCATACAGCCGGTTAAAATACACCGAACAGCTTAGCTTTGGATCGCAGATAATGAATTGGTCAGTAATGGCAAACTGCTCATACACTGTGAACACCGGGGCATACCATCGCTTCATAGACATGGACAACTTTTCTGAAACGCTCACAGCCGTCCAGCAGGCTATTCTGGCAGAGCGCATCGTAGCAGACCTAGCTCTTATCCGACCAATGCGGGGATTTGGTCGCACCTCAGTCGATAGAAACGACGTTCCCGTGGAATACTTGCTCCAGGAACAATACAAGGACATAGGGGCATGCCAGGGCCAAGCCTGGGGGCTGGCTGACAGAATCAGAGTGCAAAACGCCGGGCGCAAAGACTTAGTGGTGCTGTCATCGATTCGCAAGCTCAAAACAGCATATTTCAACTTTCTAATATGCCGCCACCTCCCACTAGCCCAAGAGCAAGAGTTAAACTTACCTTGCGACTGCTATTGGTTAAATGCCTTCGTGGAGAAGTTCGCCGAAAGCGATCAATCTGCCGATATCAGCGAAGCAATGAGGCTGCAACAAGTTCCTGCGCAAATATTGACAAAATGTATTATTAGCGCACTGAGCCTCCCCAGTTGCCACGGCACAGCCATGAGTGGAGGCGCTTTCCAGCTACGACCAAGAGAAGGAAACCGGGCAGTCACAGAAAGCATGAGAAGAGCCAGAGGAGAAATGATAGAACAGTTCGTGGACCGTCTTCCGATGCGCAGACGGCGCCGAAGACAGCCGCCTCCACCACCGGAAGAGGCGCCAATGGAAGTTGAGGAAGAAAGCCCTGAGACTACGTTTGAAGAAGAAGTTAGAGCGGCAGTGGCTGAAGCAATCAGATTGCTTGAAGAAGAGCTGACGGTTGCGGCCAGAAATCAGCAGTTTTTCAGTTTTGCTGTGAACTTCTACGAAGTTATACAGCGTTTAGAAGCGCTTGGGGATATCAACGAGCTGACACTCAGGCGATGGGTGATGTATTTCTTCGTGGCGGAGCACATCGCCACCACTCTCAACTACTTAAATCATCAACTGAGAGTCGCGAGCCCATTCGGAAGATACGTCATGCTAAATCTGGCACAAGTGGTCATGAGAGCAAGGTCTCAGGACGGCAGGCTGGTCTACAGTCGCGTCTGGAACGAAAACGGCGAGCAAGCGTTTTCTGCTATTATGAACAGAATAAGTGTTGATTTGGCAGCCACCGTTGAGCGCGCTGGCAGAGGAGAGCTCGAGGAGGAGGAAATAGAACAATTTATGGCAGAAATAGCATATCACGAAAACAGCGGCGATGTAACAGAAATTCTAAGACAGGTGGCCACCAATGATTCTGAAATTGATTCTATCGAAATATCTTTCAGGTTTCGAGTGAGCGGTCCTGTGGTGTTCTCCGGCCTGAGGGAAATCCAGAATATAAACCGACGAGTGATACGCGCAGCAACAATGTTGCGTCAAGAACGGCGTCCACTGCCGGCGCTAAACGAAGCAGTGCGCCTTCCGCCGCCGGAAGAGCAATGAGAGGCACAGTAGTGGCCAAACGCGCCACGCTAACAAGCAGTGGGACAATGGAGGATGGGACCCACGTCGAAATCAAATACCACAGCGCACTACAGCCAGCACTTGCAAACCTTTTCCACATTCATCTATTTGACATGCCTGATCACTTTAACGCCGCAGCGGTCACTCCACGAAACGCCCTCGCAATGTTAGAAAGCCTACTACCGAGTGACGGAGGTGTTTTTATCTACAACAAAGGAAGAATTTCAAAAAAGTCCACAATCATGGAAGAAAGCATCCTACCTTTTTCAATTAATTTCTTCGTCAAACATGGGAAGGTGTTTTTAATAAAAGAAATTTCACCCTCGCAAAAATGTGATTTCTGTGGAGACTTTTACAAACATTCTCACACTTGTTCTGTGCGGAGGCGTGATTTTTACTTTCACCACGTCAATCATAAATCTGCCGACTGGTGGGAACTTATCCCATTTCAGCCAATAGGCTCGTACGTTGACATTCAAAGGCTGTTCATCACATACGACGTGGAGACTTACACCTGGCACGGGCGCTTTGGCAAACAACTGGTGCCATTTATGCTAGTGATGCACCTATCTGGGGACAGCGAGCTGCTAGAAGCCGCGAATAATGTCGCCATAAACCTAGAGTGGACAGCGTGGCGCGAAAAGTACACTTACTATATCATCACCCCAACAAAGGGAGAGGTGGGAAGAGCTTTTAAAAAGTTCCGCGACGCCGTACAGCGGCGCACGACCGCCATACTATGGGAGCACCTTCTCGCTCACAACCCACATCTGGAACAGCTTAAAGAGCAACATGGCCTAGCTGCAGTAGATGATATCACATTTGAGATGCTTAGAAAGTGTCAACTAAACGGAGACCCTAAGTTTATGGAAATATATGTGGTGGGACATAACATCTGCGGTTTCGATGAAATCGTGCTGGCGGCTCAAGTGATTCACAACAGAGATGAGGTCCTTCCAGCATTTAAAATAAGTAGAAACTTTATGCCAAGAAATGGAAAGATTTTATTTAATGACATCACATTTGGACTTCCAAACCCAAAGTTTGTTTCCAGGAAAACATTTGAGGACTGGGAACTGGGAAAAATGACAGCAGGAGACTACAAAATGCAGTTCGTTAAGTTCATGGTCAGAGACACATTTGCGTTGACACACACAAGCTTGAAAAATGCCGCATCGGCGTATGAACTTCCAGTAGAAAAGGGAAGCTGTCCGTACGAAGCGGTAAACGAATTTTATCGCCTGGGCTCTTACCAGCAGGACGAGGATGGTTTCCCACACCTTCGGTACTGGAAGGACACAGCAGAATACGAGCTCAACAAAGCGCTGTGGAGAGAAAAAAACGTGGGGGCTTACGATATCATCCAGCAAACGCTTGAATATTGCGCCCAAGATGTTTTAGTCACCTCTGAGCTGGTCAGAAAACTCCAAAACTCATACCAGCAGTTCATTCAGAAAGAAGTTGACTTACCTGAAGCAGCATTCAACATTTTTCAAAGACCAACAATTAGCTCAAACTCCCATGCAATCTTCAAACAAATTTTGTATCGCTCAATCAAACCTAACCGTTCCAACATGTCAAACACCCTGCTTGCGCCGTCAAACGAGATGTATGATTACGTTCGCCAAAGCATCCGTGGGGGACGCTGCTACCCCACATACATCGGCATACTGGAACAGCCTATTTATGTGTATGACATCTGTGGAATGTATGCAAGCGCATTGACTCATCCATTTCCAGCGGGGCAGCCGCTGAACCCATTCGAGCGCGCAGTTGCTGCATCAGACTGGAGCAGAAGGTTGAGCGCGCATGGTTCGCGCATTGATTATTTCGATGACACGCTGTTGCCAGGTATCTTCACAGTGGACGCCGACCCTCCAGACGAACTCTTCCTGGACGAGCTCCCGCCCTTCTGCTCCAGGAAGGGAGGCAGGCTATGCTGGACAAACGAGCCTCTCCGCGGTGAGGTTGCCACATCAGTAGACATGATAACCCTGCACAACAGAGGCTGGAAAGTGCGCATACTACCAGATGAAAGAACAACAATATTTCCAGAATGGCGTTGCGTGGCTAAAGAATATGTCCAGCTGAACATAGCCGCCAAAGAAAAAGCAGACAAAAACAAAAACCAAACAATGCGCAGCATAGCCAAACTGTTGTCAAATGCTCTGTACGGCAGCTTTGCTACTAAACTCGATAACAAAAAAATAGTGTTTTCTGACCAGCTTGAATCAGAAATGTCAAAAAACATCGCCACTGGCACCTACAGTGTCAAATCCTCTTCTTTCATTGAAACCGACAACTTAAGTGCTGAACTTATGCCAGAATTTACCGTAGCCTACCCACCTGCACCGCACGTCGAGCCAGAAGCAAATGAGGAAGACGAGGACCCCGCCCCTTTTATACCTACGGCGGGTCACGTGACCTACACTTACAAGCCAATCACATTCATGGACACCGATGACGATGACATTTGTTTACACACCCTCGAGCAAAATTCTTTACTTATCAAAAACAACCGGTACGCTTCTCACATCGCTTCTTTTGTGCTAGCTTGGACAAGAGTGTTTGTGGCGGAGTGGGCCGAGTTCCTGTACAGCGACGACAGGGGAAAGCCCATGGAACAACGCACAATCAAGTCCGTGTACGGTGACACCGACAGCCTGTTCGTGACAGAAGAAGGACATCGCCTAATGCAAGAAAAAGGTAAACATAGAATTAAAAAAAATGGAGGAAGTCTAGTGTTTGACCCAAGCTGCCCAAGCATCACCTGGCTAGTAGAATGCGAAACGCAGTGCGAAAAATGCAAGAGTGATGCATACAGTCCTGAATCTGTATTCCTGGCGCCAAAGCTGTATGCGTTGAAAAGCATACACTGCCCTAACTGCGGTCACGTGGGGAAAGGCAAGCTAAGAGCTAAAGGGCACGCAACCACTGAGCTATCTTATGATACTCTCGCCCAGTGCTACCTAGCGGACAGCCAGCACGGCTCAGACCACTTTCAGACCAGCCGGATGAGCCTGAAGCGCACTCTAGCGACAAACCAAGCAAACGCCGCTCCATTCACAGTGACAGAGACAACTCTGACTCGGACAGTGAGGCCGTGGAAGGACAGAACCCTCGTAAACCTCGACCAGCATCGACTAATGCCCTACTCCAAAAGCAACCCAAATCCAAGAAACGGCGACAAATGCTGGATGACATTACCGTGGGACATATAAATGAACTATGGGACAGACTGACCGTCTTGCACAACAGCTTAAAAAGCATGCCTTTTGCTGAAGGCCTAAAACCTCTTCACACGTTCTCCTCTTTCCAGCAACTGATGTCATTAGCCGGACACAGTTTACTTTTAGATTTGGCTGAAGAAAATGTTTGTGTCAGGGAGTTGCTTAATAAATGCGTACCTTATTTGAACCCGCAAGGGGCATGCAGGTCTATTAATTTTCAGATGCAGCCTGTCATAGGGGTTGTTTACGGCCCCACAGGCTGCGGCAAATCCCAACTTCTTAGGAACATAATTTCCTCACAGTTAATCACACCGCCCCCAGAAACTGTTTTCTTTATAGTGCCGCAAATTGACATGATACCCCCCCAAGAGATAAGTGCTTGGGAAACACAGATCTGTGAAGGCAACTACAGCATGGGGCCTCAGGGGACCTTAGTTCCACAGAGTGGCTCGCTGATGCCAAAATTCATAAAAATGGCATATTCAGACCTAACGCAGGAATACAACTATGACCTGAGCGACCCCAGAAACATATTTGCTAAAGCGGCATCAAAAGGTCCAATCGCTATAATACTAGACGAATGTATGGAGGATCTGGGAGCCCACAAAGGAATTTCAAAGTTTTTCCACGCATTTCCATCTAAACTACATGATAAGTTTCCAAAATGCACAGGCTACTCTGTCATGGTAGTATTGCACAATATGAACCCCAGAAAAGATCACGCTGGGAACATATCAAATTTAAAAATACAAGCAAAGCTGCACATCATCTCTCCTAAAATGCAGCCTTCACAGCTTAATAGATTTATAAATCAATACACTAAAGGACTGCCATTGCCAATTTCCCTCCTGCTAAAAGACATATTCAACTATCACAAAATTAACACCAACTATGACTGGATAATTTATAATACATGTCCAGAAAATGAAGCCCTACAGTGGTCATACCTACACCCATCAGAAGGACTTATACCAATGTATCTAAATGTGCAATGTAAACTGTACTCTATTTTGGAAAAAATTAGCAAAGTAATTGCTGACAGACAACGCTGGACTCGATATTATCATGCAAAGAAATAAAGATTTATTGATCAAATTATTGCATTGTGTTGTTGAATGATTGGTTCCAAGTCGCGCTGCATATCAGCTAGCTGCCGTTCAATCGCGTTGACACGCATCAGCAAGGCATTAAGCTGGGCCGTCAGATCCAAGTTCTGCTCCAGCAAAGTCTCCACCTGCTCTTCCAACTGTCTGCTGGTCGCGATGTTCCTCAAAGTCATCATCGCAGCTGCCGCGTTAGATCTAGATGCCAGAAGCGTCTCCGGGGAGTCGACAACGCCACCAGAAATATTTGACCCGACGACATTTTGGCGAACACCTGCCCACCTGGGCAGTCTCGCTGTAAGAAAACACGTACGAATGTCACCTTGATCAGTCATTGTGCAAATACCACCCCACGCTTTTACTCCCGCTTATATAGATGGTGGGCGTGGCTTACCTTAATTCTCGTCATCAGAAAACACCCTGGAATCACATGAGTGGTCGTATGGGTTAGGCCTAACCCGGCTTGTGTAATCAAGCTGCTTCAACACAGGACATGGATGCAAATCACCACACAGGCACTTTCTGGCAGTTCCATGGTCAAAGTCAGCATCAGCAGCACTCAGAAGCTTCCAAATAGTAGTAGTTTGGTGAAAAGTATAATTCAGATTCAGGCTTTTGAAAGCATCGCGGTCAGCCACAATAGAAGTATAACTTAGTGATGAAAGCATTGGCGTAAAAGTGCCTTGCCTGGCGCCCACAAACACCTTACATCTTGTCAGCACATTTGCTTCAAAGTGTGGATACTGATGTTTCGGCGAGGCCGAAATATGAACAGTGGCCAGGGGCAAAACAATTTTGCCATAGCAAGACACCATCTCTGTAAGGGCAGACTCATAAAACTTGTTTGGGTTGATCACACTGTTTCCCTCAACCTTACCAGCTCCTAACATAAACAAAAAGCAGTACACACTCAATCCTTGACAATGCTTTACACTCACTGGCCCTGAAGCGCTTATGCCTACCATACAAGTCTCAATTACAGAGTGGCTAACTTTCACCTTAAATTTACTTCTACTATCAACACACTTGAAACATCCAAAGAAATGGCACCCCCTAACTTCCCCACCAGCCAGAGCCGAAACAGCTGTTCCCAATGCTCCCAAGAAATTACAGCCATGGCACAAAAAGAATGTCCTACTCTGAATAATGCCACCAGGAATACTTCGTTCCCTTTCAAACACCACATTGTTAAATGTGACAAGCCACATTCCAACTATACCAGGGCTGTGATCTCTTGGATAAATTTCTATTCCAAAGTGTTCTGGACATGCTATTTTTATTTTAGCTCCATTGCCAATTATATAACACAGAGATCGAATCTTTACTGGATGTTCAATCACATACTCTACCTCAGGATCTAAAGCAATTTTAGCATGCTGGCTGATCACTGTTTCTAAATCATCCCCTGGCTTAAGAAAGTAAGTCTGAACTGTCTCAAAATCATATTTGTCATGAGTAGAAAATGGATCTCTAGCAAACTCCATCAATATAGACTGGTATGGTATACCGTCTGGGTTTAATCCACTTCCTCTATAATTGGACCCTCCTGACCCCGCACGGCTTGCTGCATTTTCCTGATTGAAACCAAGGTTTTCAGCCTGAAACATACTGGGCCGCAAATCGAGTCCAAAATGTAATCTGGGCTCAGCTGAGTCTGTTTATCCAAAGTATCAACAATATAAGTTAGTAACGATAAACTGGCCACAGTTCTCCCTGGAGACGAAAAATCCAGCCAAGGAACTACTTTCGCCTCAAACCCAAGGCTGCGCCCACTAGAAAGCATAGACCAGAAACCTGAATCGCGTTTAAAAATTTCCTCTAAGTTTTTCCAATGCTCAATTTTTGTATTATAAACCAAACTTGAGAGTCTGTCCCCACAGAGAGTGCGTGTCCACCAACCTGGTCTGGCTGAGGCGTAGTACAGCACCCGTCTTAAGTATTGGAAATCGGACAGCTTTTCGCAAAAGCCCAGAGAAATGTCCATGGTAGTCCAAGTGAGCGCCAGGCTGCATCTGAGCAGCGCTCCCTAGTTTATATAGGCAGTGACCACACCTTTCTAGGTACTGATTAACATAGTTTATTGGGCATTGGGCTTGGGTAAGGACAAGTCCAAAGGTTCATCCTGGGCGCAGCGTTTATGGTTAAACAGTATGAGGTCATCCTGGTGGCGCCGCTTGCGGCCAGCAGGCGGAGACGAAACTGGCGCACCTGTCTCATGTTGCTCATCAACAGTAGGCGGAGCTGGAGAAACAGGCTCTGCAAGCACAAATCAACACATTAGGCTAATATTGCAATGCAAGAGTAATCAAAAGAAAAGTATGTAAAGCAACCTACCATATACAGCATAAGCCGTTTTTCTCATATAGCAGAGCGAGCATACAGCCTCCTCAGATCCAGTCTCCTGACGATGAAATGAGCATGCAGAGCAATTCACGCCGGGTATCTCAGGATAATCCAACTCAAATGTGGAAAAGTGAGAATCCGGAGGTTCAGGAGACTCCACAGGCGGTAAGTCAGAAACAGATTCTAAGTCAGCAGCAGTCTCCTCACAGTGTAACAAGTCCTCAACCTCCTCCGCTGTTGGCAGGTCTTGCTGAACTTCAAGTTCAGGGAAAAATAAGCTAACCACGTCTGAAGCGTCATCAATTTCAATCAAGTCCTGCAAAGACAAAGGCTCATGAAATCCCTCATCTTCATCAGCAGGAGAATCCGCCAGCAAACCTTCGGCGGCTATCCAGAAGCGCTCATCAAAAGCGAGTCTTAGGTGCCTCATGGTGAATGAATGAGCAGATGAGAAAACTCTACTCTCTTCGACTCAAGAGTGGCACCTCTTTACCTGCGCAGGTAATATATAGCTCACTGGGAGTGGTGCATAGAGAAAAAAGACCGCCCATGATGGGAGACGTGGCAAGCCGAGTCAGACACACGCACAAAGAGCAGCTTGTCAGCCATGATGTACTTACTCTTGGCAAAGTAGACCACGGCCTACAGCAAGGAGTGTAAGTTTAGAAATGGCAGCACAGAAGGCTCAGGAGCAGAGGCGAATGACGAGCAGAGGAGAGAAATGGCTTTATAGAGCGAAAAGGCGCGGTCTGTGACGAGGCGAAAGGGCTTCTGGCGCCTGACAGGCGTAACCGAAACCGCGTGACAAAGCACAAGACAGTGCAAAAGGGCAGTGACTCAGCGCCTCGCCCCGCCGCTCGCACGCACACGGACACTCCCCGCCCCTCCCAGAAACTCCCGCCCAGCGACCTTTGAACAATTTTCCCACGCCCCCTTACGCACAGCACGTCAACGTCATCACGCAAAAGTGTTCCGTATATTATTGATGATGTCAAGAGTGGCACCTCTTTACCTGCGCAGGTAATATATAGCTCACTGGGAGTGGTGCATAGAGAAAAAAGACCGCCCATGATGGGAGACGTGGCATAGACCTTTAGACAGGTTTCGTGCGGCATCGCAGTAAAAGTGGCCATAAATTGGGAAAAATCCCTCCACGTCCGCGGGCAAAGGGCTCCAATAAAGTGGCAAATTTACGACAGTGAAAGTCAAAGTCCAACAGCTGATACCCTAAACACCCCATCATAAATACACCTGACTCAGCGCCTCGCCCCGCCGCTCGCACGCACACGGACACTCCCCGCCCCTCCCAGAAACTCCCGCCCAGCGACCTTTGAACAATTTTCCCACGCCCCCTTACGCACAGCACGTCAACGTCATCACGCAAAAGTGTTCCGTATATTATTGATGATGTCAAGAGTGGCACCTCTTTACCTGCGCAGGTAATATATAGCTCACTGGGAGTGGTGCATAGAGAAAAAAGACCGCCCATGATGGGAGACGTGGCATAGACCTTTAGACAGGTTTCGTGCGGCATCGCAGTAAAAGTGGCCATAAATTGGGAAAAATCCCTCCACGTCCGCGGGCAAAGGGCTCCAATAAAGTGGCAAATTTACGACAGTGAAAGTCAAAGTCCAACAGCTGATACCCTAAACACCCCATCATAAATACACCTGACTCAGCGCCTCGCCCCGCCGCTCGCACGCACACGGACACTCCCCGCCCCTCCCAGAAACTCCCGCCCAGCGACCTTTGAACAATTTTCCCACGCCCCCTTACGCACAGCACGTCAACGTCATCACGCAAAAGTGTTCCGTATATTATTGATGATG